GAATCCCGATTCTGGAATGACGGAGGAAGAACGCTTAGCGATCCAAGCCAGAATTGAAGCAAGCAAAGCTAAAGAAAGAGAGTTGGCAGAACGCATTCTAGCCAACGAAACTGATGCATTTGCTCAACAGCAGATTGAGCAAAGTACAGATGAGCTTATCCAAACACCGGCAGGCATGGTCGAATATGGCGGTGAGATGGTGCCAGCAGAAAATGTTGAATATGAAACTAATCTTTTTGGACAGAAAGTACCTTATTTAAAAAGGGATGTAGCAAGACAAGAGATTAGGGAAAGTGCGAAATCTGGAGAAAGATCAGCAGAGTTTGCTGAAAACCTTGCAGGCGGAACTGAACAAGTAATGCAGCGCCTTTCTGCTCCAGGTGTTGGAATGGCTGACTTTGGTGTGGATGCTGTTAATCTTCTTCCTGGAGTAAAAATTCCAAAAGTACCTAAATTTGAAGACGAAGTCACACAAACAATAAGAGAGATGTCTTCGGTTGTACTGCCTACAATTGCACTTGGAGGTTTAGGGTCAGCACGATTAGCAACAGCAGCATCAGGTATTAAAAATACCAGAGCTGCAAAACTACTTAGTGATCCAATTGTAAAGTGGGCAGGTAGTGCATTATTTAATGCAGGTGCTGGTGCGGCTGTTGACTACACAGTTGAATTCAACCAAACAGATGACAACCTAGCTGGTTTCCTAAAGAAATCATATCCCCGCTCGCTGGGTTGGATCCCAGAAAGTGTTGCAACACTAGATACCGACTCACCTGACATAAAGCGTGGTAAGAACGTGATGGAGGGTGCATACCTCGGGATCGCTATGGACTTTGTCCAGGGTTTCCAGAAGTTATTCGGTGGTGTGGATGCAACACACAGGAGTATTAAAAAGGGATGGAAACCTGAAGGTGAAAAAGCCAAGGCATGGTTTGACAAGAACATAGAGATTGATGCAACTCCAGAAGATGCCATTACAAGATCTGCTGCAAAGAGATCAGACGATCTAGACGAAGTTGGTGGGTACAACTTCGATAAATCAGTCAACCCAGACGACCCAGTTTTTGGATACCATGATATGTATGGATACCAAGAATCAGGTATCAGATCAGTAGATGATCTTGGTGTTGTTGGTGCTTCTGTAGATGCTGTAAGGATAGCCAAGAACTACAACACTAGCTATGGGCGTGTCGGCAGTGTCATGTCTGAAGGAGCACTTAAGTTTGCAAACGAAAGTGGAGAAAATGGAGATCTAATTATTAAAGGTCTTGCTTCTACTCTTCAGGATGCTGGTAGATATAGCTATGAATACGCTCCAGGTAAATATGCAACCTTTGATGAAGTCATGGAGGTAGGTGAAAAGCTTGCCAGTGACTTCTATGAAATGGATCTCCAACAACTACAGCGGACAATAACTCCAGGCGGTACGTACAAAGGCGTGAAACTGCAAGGAGAAAATGTATCTACAGGAACTCCAGAGCTGACCGATGAGGCCTATTCAGGTGTTATGGGAGCTATCAAGAAGTACATGGATGACTTCGTCAACATGGATGAAGCAAGAGCTAGGGCATATGTAAACACATCAGTCGCTGGTCAAGTTAGTGACACAGCACAAGGGATGCGTCTTACAGAAGGTTCAGGATCACTACAACGTGCTCAAGAACAAATCCTAGACCGAGTTGAATTCTTGATGTCACAGAAGGGTATGACATCCTATGTGCGTGGTAGATCCTTGAATCTGCTGAACCTATGGGGACGTATGACCCAAAAAGGTACACAAGCATTTGATAATGCAGCAAGGAAAAGGATTGAGAACCTAATTAAGGGAGAAAAGAATCCGACATTAGCAGCCATGAGACGCATTGCTAATGAATCAAAAGAAACCGTTGACGGACTAAGGGCGATTAAGGATGCCAATCCTGAAATGCTTACGCCGCTAATGATGGCATATGAACTTACTGATGGCAATGTAAAGACAATAGCATCACTGAATAACTACATTAAACAGTCAACATCAGTCTGGAGTAAGGCATTCTTAGATGGACAAGCAGAAATACCTTCTGTAATTAACAGAGCATTCTTTGCAAATGTCTACAACGGTACTCTAAGTGCATTTTCAACTCCTATCAAAGCAGTTATTTCTGGTGGCCAACTGATGGTCGAAAAACCAGTAAGACAGTTTGCTGGTGCTATGAGTAGGGGAGACGGACAAAGAATTAGGAGAGCCATGTATCAATACAGTGGTTCGCTTGATTCCATTAGGAGAGGATTTGGTTATGCAAATCAAATCTTTAAACGGAGTGCAGTAGATCCAAACGTCATTGCTGTGCGGGATAATGTGGGTCTAAAAAACAAACAACAATTGGAAGTCCTAACTGCATTTGCTGATGCGAAAGCAGCCAAAGGTGAACTGGGACCACAAATGTTGATGGAACAAATCAACGCAATGAATGATCTTGCTGACCATCCAGCACTAAGGTTTGGCACAAGAGCAATGCAAGCAATGGATGGCTTTGTTCAATCTATGATTGCTGACTTTGAAGCCAAAGGTAGAGCGTTCGATAAAGTAACTAAGGGTGGTACAGGAGAGTTTAGTGCGGAAGCAGCAGAAAAACATTATAAAGAAGCACATTCAAAGATGTTTAATGAAGACGGAATTATCACTGATAAAGCCGTTCAATATGCTGCTGGCGAAATTTCGATGAACCTTGATAATGCAGCAAATGATGATTTGTCAGCACTTATCACAAGGATGCCTATATTAAAACCATTCTTACTCTTTACCAAAACACCACTTAATGAACTAGCTCTGACTATGTCATACAACCCACTTGGTTTGTTTGTTAAGGATATGAATGCCTTCAAACTTCCGTTCGATGAGATGGAAACTGAGAAGGTTATGGAGCTTCTAACAGCACGTGGTGTAGATGTAAGTGATCCATTCCAAGTAAAAGGTAAGTACGAAGAGATTCGTGCTGATTTAAAGGGTCGTAAGGCTATTGGTACGCTTGCGACAATGAGTGCAGTCGGGTTAATGCTAGATGACAGGATTCACGGTAATGGGCATTACAATAGGCAAGTCCAAAAAACAAGGCGTGAATCTGGTTGGAAACCACGTTCGATTAAAGGTTTAGATGGTAAATGGTATAGCTACGACGGGTTAGGACCTGTAACCAATTATCTAGCTTTAATTTCAGATATTGGTGACAACATGGACGTACTAGCACCTAACGATATCGGAGAGCTACTTAAAAGGACAATGTTTGTGTTTGCTGCATCCTTTACTGACAAAACCTATATGGCAGGTTTAGAACCTTTTCTAGATGTTGTTAGGGGAGATGTAGGAGCAATTAACCGTTGGAGTTCAAGTTTCCTGACCGCAGCTGCTGTCCCAGGATCAAGTCAAATGGCAGAGATTGCTAGATTAATGGATCCAGGGATGAAAGAAATTAACAACGACTTGGCAAGTATGATTATGAATCGGATGCCATTTCTAAAGACTACCTTGCCTAAAAGTTACGACTGGATTGATGGAGGTGAAGTAAACGTACCTGATAATATGTTTGCACGGTTTAGAAACGCATATACACCTTGGAAAGAAAGCGGTGAAATCAGTCCTGAAAAACAGTTCTTAATCGATATTGAATACGACGCTGTACCTACGCTTCAAACTGATGGTCGAGGTGTTGCTCTGTCAAACGAGCAAAGATCTGATCTTCTTAACATCATTGGTAGAGATGGACTGTTTAATAAACGCATTAAAAAATTGATGCATAATGTAGACGGAAAGGAATTCAGAAAAAGATTTAAAGAAGCAAGAGCAGCTGGAACAAGCCCTGATACAGGGGACTTTTTAGACATGCATCGGCAACTTGATGATGCACTACGCGATGCAATTGGAGATGCCCTAGCAGGTTCTAGGTTTAAAACAACAATTCAGCGTAAGAAGGAAGTTCAGAAGCGATCACAGTTATACATGAGAAGAGGTGATGTAAAGGGACACGTTGAATACCTCAACTACATAAAGACAAAATACGGAATCTAAAGCGTAATGGCAACTACACAAAACACATACACAGGTAATGGCAGTACAACTGCCTTTTCATTTACATTCCCATATCTTGAAGCTACAGACATTAAGGTCAGTCTTAATGCTGTAGATACAACTGCATATTCACTGTCT